CTTTAATTCTAGATCACATGAGGTTGGTAACCTGGACCCTTCTGTAGTAACGGTTAGCGTTAACACGAAGAGCACCTGAACCCTGATTGGTTCCCTCAGCGAATGGGTTTGCAACCATTCCATAACGGGTCTTGAAGCCAATTTTAGGCTGGAAAGTATCCTGACCAACGGCACGAACCATTTGGAGAGGTACATAAGGGCAGTAGAACATACCAGCATCATAAGGGTTCTGACCCTTATATCCGATAACGTAGTACTGTTGAGCTGAAACGTTAGCAGCATAAGGATCGATAAAGACCTTATACTTACCGTTGATTACGCCAGCAAACGTGCTGCCGGTGTCATCTACATTAAGACCAACGTTCAAGGCTGGGGTGTAATCAAGAACGCCTGCCATGGTGAGAGCCGAAGCTACGTCAGCAGAACAGATGATCATGTTACCCTTTCCTCTACGAGTTCTTTGAGCGATTGCGTTAGCATCTCTCTCAAGCTGGAAGAGTAGGCCCTTAAACTTCTCAACTGACCAACGACCATTGGAGTCAACATCGAGGTCGAAGTAACCTGCGGTAGCAGTGTTGGTCTGAGCGCCAGATTCAGCGATCTTATAAACGGTACGAACTACTTCACGGTTGATTTCAGCAAGAATTTCAGTTGAGAGGATATTAGCCAGCTCAGCTTCAGCGTCAAGACCATGAATAGCCTTGAGGTCTTGTGCGAGTTCTAACGAATACTCAGCCTTGAGTGCTCTAGACTTAGCAGCAACTGTAACTTTCTCAATTGAGAAAGCCATTTCTGCAAAGGTGTTTGAGCCACTATCGCCGAGAGCTTCAGACTCCCCAGTTCCCATTCCACCACCAACGTTATAGTCGGTTGAACCAATACCAGCAACTACACCGACATCATTTAGGATTGCGGGATTAGTTCCACGCTGAGTGGTTGTACCGATACCAGCATTAGCATCAGCGAAACCTGCATTGAGGGTTTGCTGTTTGTTCTGTCCGGAGAAGGTAGAATCAGCTTCGTTGAAGAATGACTCATTACCAGACTGATTAGTATAACGGGTTCTCATCGCAAAGATAAGACCAGTTGGGCCAGTCATTGGCTGAACACCACAGATATCATAAGCAATGAGTTGTGGCATTGAACGTCTGATCAAGCTGATCAGAACTGGATCGAAACCTGCAACAGGGCCAGTAGCAGTAGAAGAACCACTAAAGCCACCAGTTCCGGCTGACATTGTTGGGCTAGTTTCTGAAAGAAAACCTCTCTCTTCTCTGAGGAATCTTTCTTGATTTTCTAAAAGAATTGCAGTAACATTTCTTCTATGCGAATCCTTGATTGGATCAAGTCCTTCGCAGTTTAGAAGAGGTGACCACTTTTCTTGTAAGTGGGTTGAATTGTACATTTGTGGAATCTCCGTTTGTCTTGGAAAGTGTTTGTTTATACTTTATTTATTATCAGTTAGAGAATTTTGTAATGGCCTTTAAGTAGGCATCCATTGATTCTGAAATAACTTCGCTCTGAGTACCAAGCATTTCATCTTCTCTTTGTGGAGTAATTGGATTTCTTGGGAAGTATGACTCCCTTAGAGATTCCAGTTTCTCACGATAGTCTTCTTCATTTACAAACTCAACACCTTCAGCGAGACTAGCGAGCTTGCTCTTTTGGGTCTCAGCGAGACCTCTAGAGACATCATAGTGGATTCCATCTGATACAGATTCGCTAAGTCTTTGATTTAACTGAATATTTTTTTGGATTTGTTCGTTGAGTCTTGATTCCATGTCATCAAGTTTATCGACCATGTTCTCAAGAACATTATATTTCTCTTCAGGAATTGATACATAATGATCTTCAAAAAGTGTCTTGAGATTATTCATAAAAGACTCAGCCAATTGTGACTTGAGTCCTCTTTCAACTTGAAGAGCGTTCTCTTCAATCCACTCAGATGCAACATACTCTAGATATGAATCAACTCTTTCAGTTAATTCTGATTGGATTGAAGAAACATTCTCTTCAAGAGCTGATTCGTAGTGCTTCTGAATAATTTCAGCAGCTTCAGCTACCTTTGTTCTTAAGGCAGACTCAAATACCAGAGCCGCTCTTTCTTTAAATTCTTCGGAAAGATCTTCGTCACCAAATAGTGCTTGAATATCTTCTTCTACATCAAATTCAAGTTCTTCTTCATCTTCGCTGGATTCTTCATCCTCCTCATCATCTTCTTCAACCTCCTCCTTCATCTTCTTCGTCTTCTTTTTCTTAGGCATTTCATCTTCTTCATCTTCTTCATCTTCTTCTTTAGCCTCAGCTTCTAGAAGATCTTCATCTTGATCATATTCTAATTCTTCAGCTCTTGCAGCCTTAGCGTTAACTACATCTCTAACGGTTTTAATGTTAGGTGTTGCAAGTTTTGAAGAATCATCAGTTGATCTATAGTTAAATGGTGTAGGACCACCTAAATCAGTGATTGATTGCTCAGGAGTTGCAGAAACAAAGCTATTTGAGGATTGCATCGGATCGGCAGGTCTAGCATTAGCGTTAACTGCGGTCTTCGATTGCTTGGTTTGTGAAGTTGATTCCATTTCTTGTAGATTACCAGCAGACATTGTACTCTCCGAATAAAATTATGATCTTTATTCTATTATTTATTTATAAATTATAAATCTCTTAAAAAATTGTTGAAGAGATTTATAATTCTCTCTTCACGCACTTGTCTATCAACTGTAGGCGTTAATGAATTTAATTGGCTATAAGCTTTTTCAGCAAGAACTCCATTACTCCAAGCCCACTCCTTACCTTCCATAATTCCTTGAACAAATGCATCAGGAGCGGAAGGATCTGCTACAATATCTGCAGCAGTTGAGAGCATAAAATCATCTCCAACATACTTAACGCCACCACGTTCAATTAACGAACCTACGCCCCTAGATGAGACGCCAAGTTTTACTCCCCCCTCTATGAGATTTTTTGCAATTGCTCCCATTGGAGTTTCAAGAATCTTTGCCTTTCCAATAAAGTTTTTACCTTCTGGAACTAGGCTTGTGATCATGTGAGAAACTCTATCAAGATTTACTGTAGGCCCCTCGGGGTGACCAAGTTCACCAAGAGCCCTACCAGATTTGATATACTTATCATTGTACTTATTAACTTCTCTTTCGAGAATGTTATATGAGTAGCATCTACCATTACGATTTGTAATTTCTGCCTGAAGAAATGGGCCAGTAATATAGAGATTCTGTTTTCCGTTCTTACTCTCGGTAATTACTTGAATCTCTTCGATTTGCTCTGTGATGAGTTTCATGTCTTATGCTTGGGAAGTGATTTGGACTTCTGCAATATGAAGATGGGTTCCATTAATTTCACCAATAGCAGAAATTTTTACAGATCTACAAACAGTTGCATTTCGTGTAGTGATAACGCCAACAACGGAAGAGCTATTGTATGAAATAGTAATTGAAGAATCAGTTGTTGCTGTAACTAAATTGTATTGCGTATTAATTCCACTTGGTTGAGCATTAATAATACTAACAGCATCCCCAATAATAAATGGGTTTCCTAAATTTTCTCCAAAATTAATTACTGTTGATGTTCCAGTAGTTATTCCAACAATTTGTTGTCTAGCAACTCTTTCTTTAAGTATTTCACTTGTATTTTCTGAAATTAAAAAAGAAGATTCGCTATTAACTCCAGATGAGTTATTTCCAGTATTAATTGCTACATGATTTCCCCCACCAGAAGATGTTAATCTTAGATATCCTGTTTTTAAATTAATAGCTACACTTGTGCTTATTCCATTATTTGGTGGTTGAATTGCAGCAATTAGTTGTACAATTTTTAATGCCATTGAGGTTCCTCTGTTACAAACATACCGCAAGAATTATATTAGTTAAATATATTTATGTTTACGGTAAATATAAATTAATTGTTTTCATCTACTTTAGGATCAAAAAGTTGAGCCGCAATTATTGGACGAATGTCATCAATTATATCTGTAGATTTGTTGTACAGTAACTGTTTAATAGCATCTTCCATATCTGATGCTGATGCATCAGACATAACCATTCCTACAAAAT